TAATCTGTGCGCACTGGCGCAACAGGTTCCAAGAGCGGACGCTGATGTCGCCCGGCTCCCTGTTGTGCCTCGCGTTCCACGCCTTCGCCTCGTTCCGGCAGGCGCGCCGCTTCGCGGACAAGTCCGCAATCGCGTCAAGAATAGCCTCTTTAGCCATTTTTCGTCTCCTGTTTTCTGTGGTAGTTGCAGATGAACCGTTCCCTGATTAGGTGTTTCGCGCCGTACTTGCGGCGTGCCACCGCGTCAAGACAATGCACAAACCGCCCCAGCGGTTCACCGTTGAGGCAGTTCATGCAGTTCGGTATCTTCACAAGGTCAAGTTCAGTTCGCCTTCGCACGGAGTTCCTCCACCATCGCCGTAAGGGCCGCGACTTGGTCAAGGAGTTCCGCCTTCGTCAGCCCCTTCGCCTTCTTCGGCTTCTCCTCCGTCTTCGCGCCCCACTTCGCCTTGATTTCCTCCTTCGCGGCGCGGGCCTTCTCGATGTCCGTGTACACGCGGCGGGCCGTCTTGAACCCGTACTTGTGCATCCACTCGTTCTCGGGACGCCATTCGCCGTGGCACTTCACCATGATGATGAACGCGCTCGCCGTCAGCTCGCCGTCCTTCACCTTGCCGCTGTTCCCCGCCACATGGATGGACGCGGCCTCGACCTTCGGCATCACGCCAAGATTCTTCTTGTGCGCTTCTACCGTCATGTTCACTTCGTTCTCCGTCATCTTGTACCTTCTTTCGTTTTGCGTGTTTCGCCCTACTGGGGCATCTTCAGCCGTTCGCCCATGCACCCGCATGGCATAACGGGACACGCAACGAGGGGGTAAAACGCCCCCTCGTTAGTGTAATCGCGCAAGTTGTCCGCCCTTGCGTTTCAGTTCCAAGCGTATTCTCAATTTCCATACGCCACCATTTAGGCGTACTCATTAGCGGAACGCTCCGCAACTCGTTATAAGGCCGTTGTGCGCCTCGTGCCACTATCACCCTACCATACCAAGTGATAGCGCACTGCATAGCCGCCCCATCTCGCATCTCATTAGACTACTTGACGCACCTTCGCGGCAACTCGCTTTCGTCTATACGCTGGACTTCTCCCCATGCGCCGCCGTTCGCGGCTCCTTACTATGCGCCGTCGGGACTTTCACCCGCCGTTGCGCGTTCGGACTGTTTACCGACCGCCTTGCGCTCGTTGATTTCCGCACTTTCACGCATGAATTGCACGACTATGACCCATTTGCCCCCGTCGGGATTTATCGGTAGTATGGCTACCGGACGGGGGACCAGGGCATCTCGTTTCAGTTCGGCGTGTGCGCACTGCTTTTCACATGATGCGATACACTTCTCATGCGCTTTCGCCTACTACTACCCTCGGAACGCGAACCACATCTTTCGGAGGGAGATTTTTCGCTTTCGCGCCGCTTTCGCGGTCTCGCCGCTTGCGCTTTCGCGCTCGCTGGCGGTTTCGGTTTTCAAAGAGCATCGCCGCTCGTTCCGCTCGCCCTCTCAGGCCCTCGCATCACTTGCGACACTTCATGCTTTTCAATGCAAACGAATCACGCCAACACCAGCAAACACGCCAATTTACAGTGGCACGCACCCCCTCAATAACTCGAAATGCGCCGAAATGGGCCGAAAACGGACGCCGGACGCGGCACGCCCGCAAAATGGTTTGACGCGGAATAGGCCAGCACACACGCCACGCACGCCAACGCACACACGCGACGCACACGCCCCCGCGCGTCACGCACGCCAACGCACGCACACATGCACGCACACACACGCCAGCGCACACACACGCACACACGCACACACGCCCACGCACACAGGCGGGCGCACACGCACACGCACACGCTCGCACCCGCGCACACGCAGGGGCCCCCGCGCCCGCGCACACGCGAGACCCCGAACGGGCGGCACCTCGCGCGCGGCTCCAAGTGCGATGCAAACGCGCCCTCTGTAGGAGCGAGCGGGATGGAGTGTGTGGCTTCGCTTGACTTGACGCGCAGTCATGCACGCGAAGCGGAAGAATAGGGGTATTATAGGGGAGTAAGGTTATGGTTGTCAAGATATTTTTTGGCGTAGGGATGACGGGTGGTGGAGTGGGGGTGGGTTTTACGGTTGTATGGTGCGAAAAAAAATATAATGAGGGAGTTGCGTTTTTGGTGTGTGGGATGGTATAATGTGCGGCGTTTCATGCCTGTGTCGCCGTGGGTCGTATAGGCCGATTCGTGGCGTTGGGGTGGTAGCCAGCGGGAGGTGAACTTGGCCCGGAGGTTTGTTTCTTCGCCAGCGGGTGTTATAGCCGACCGCCATAGGCATGAAACCTTTTTGAAATAGTGGGTTGACAAGCGCGGGGATATGTGGGATAATACGCAGGCAAGAAGGCAAGGTGTCTTCGTGAACGACTTAAAGAAGGAGAACGTCATGGGTGGACATAGCTCTGGGCCAAGCTCTTACGAGATACAGGAGCAACAGCGGAAGGCCGAGGAGGCCGAGAAGAAGCGTATCGCGGACGAGAAGGCGAAGGCTACGGCGGAGGCCAATGCGCATGCGTCCGGCGGAGAGACGCATGGCGGGGAGGGTAGCGGCGACTATGACGGTGCGCTCTCTGCGGCGAAGAGGAAGAAGGGCGCGACGCTTGCTGGAGAGGGAGCGCAGACGTTCGGCTCGAACGGAAACCTTGGAGCGTAAGTCTTATGGGCGTTGATGCGGCATTGTGGGTGATGGCAGGTGCGGCTGTCGTCGCGGCTGGCGCGGGGACTTACTCCGCCGTCGATTCTCATCAGGCGGCGAAGGCGAGTTCCAAGGCGACGGAGGAGGCGACGCTCGCACAGGCGGCAATCACTGGCAAGGCGAAGGCGCAGGAGGACGCTCTTCGGAAGGACGCGGATGCGTCGAAGACGAAGGAGGCGCAGAACCTCGACCTTGAAGAGGCGACGCGTCTGTCGAAGAAGAAGAAGGGCGTGAACAGCACCTACACTGCGGCTGGCGAATCCGGGGCTGGGATGATGAAGGGGACATCGCTCACGCCGATAGGCGGAGGCGACACTGGAGCCATAGGAGCGGTGTGATGAAGAAGGAACAGGCAGACCTCATCCGCAAGCGTTGCGAATCAACCGTCAGGCCGATGGTGACGGAGTTCGACAACATCAAGGGGAAGCTCCGCGACATCGCGGACAACATCTATCCGCTTGCGAAGAGGGGCCTGACCGACGAGGTGGAGCAGTTTGCGCACACTTCGGAGAAGCACGACGACGACAAGGTTCTGAACACCACTCCGTTTGAATCCCTGCGCAAGGGAAGCGCGGGTTTCTTGGTGAACCTGATGAACCCCGCTCTGAAGTGGTTCCATCTGGAGCCGTTCAGGTGGACGGTGGAGGGCGCGGACGATGACGGGCAGAGTTCCGTCAGCGAATATCTGGAGCGTCTTGAGAACTTCACGTTCGACATCATGTCGAAGGGCGGGAGCTACAAGGCGTTCAAGAAGGGATTTGAGCATCTTCTGGCGTTCGGGTTCTGTTGCATCATCGTCAAGCAGTGCAAGAAGTTCGTCGCGAGGGCGGAGTGTCTTCCTGTCGGGACTTACGCTCTTGGCGTTGACGCGTCAGGCCGCGTCAATCGCGTCAACAGACGCTTTGCGATGACGGCGGAGGAGCTTGTGATGGAGTTCGGCGGCGGGCCGCAGGGTCTGGCCGCTCTCCCGACGGACGTTGTGGAGAACTGGAAGCGCGGGAACAACGGGAAAGACGGCAACTACGTGGTCGAGTGCCTCATCGAGCCGAACCAGAAGGCCTTCGCGTGCGGAACGATGGAGGAGCTGGACTACGGAATCCCGAAGTCGATGGAATACCGTAGCATCTACTGGCTGAAGGGGCGCACAGGGCAGTTCGCGGCTCAGAGGGACGGCGGAACATACGTCGGAATCCTCGCCGTGAGGGGCTACAGGTTCAATCCCATCATCGCTCCGAGGCTCGACTGCGAGCATGGCGGAATCTACGGTCGCGGAAGGGGGCATGACGCGCTCAATGCGTGCCGCGCTCTTCAGGCTTTGATGTTCGACGAGCTTGAAATCTCCAGCAACCGGGCGGAGCCGCCGCTTCTTGCGTCAAACGATTTGAGGGAGGAGGGTCTCGACCTGTCCCGTGGCGCGGTGACGTACACGAACATGGGCGAGCAGAGGTCTGACCTCGTGACGCCGATACTCACCAACCCGCCGACGAGCGACGAGACGCGCCAGACCGCGCTGGAGTTCGAGCAGAGGATAAAGGAGTGCTTCTTCCTGTCCGAGTTCGCCACCATTGATTCCCTGAAGATGGTGAACGCGGCGGACAAGCGCACTGCGGCGGAGATAAACGCGCTGAAGAGCGAAAATCTGTTGCAGTTGGGCGGAATCGTGCTGATGCTGGAGGACGAGTATCTCGACCCTGTGGTGAACATCTTCACGGCCTATGCCATCCAGAGCGGAATCGTCAAGATGGACGCGGCGATACCGAAGATGAAGAGCGGGGAGCTGGTTCCGAGGTATGTCGGCAACCTCCAGATTGCGCAGAGAACGCAGGAGATGTCCTCGACGGAGAACTCCTTGAACTTCGCGATGGGCATCGCCGGAAACGGTGCCAAGCTTGGCCTTCCGGCGGCGGCGCAGGTGCTTGACAACTTCGACTTTGACGCAATCGTGAGGAAGCGTCACCGCTTGGTCGGCGCGTCCGACACGAATCTGCTGAACAGGAACACCGTCAAGGCCACCCGCATGCAGAGACAGCAGGAACAGCAGAAGGTGGCCGACGAGGAGGCCAAGCAGAGACAGGCCGAGTTCGAGCTTCAGAGGATGAAGGCGGCGGCACAGGGTGGCCGTGCGCAGGAGAGCCAGATGAGGGCGGCCCAGCTTGGCGGCGACCTGATGGCGAGCATGGGAGGCTTCGAGTGACAATCGAGGAACTGAAGGAACGGGCCGAAGGCGGGAAGCGGTCTGCGGAGAAGAAGGCTCTTGACGCGACAAGGTTGCGCGACAGGGCCAACTCCCTGTTTGCATACGAGCCGTTCGTCGATTGGCTTGGAGACCTGATGGTTTCCATCGGGTACTTCGGGGAAGGGCGCGAGCTTACGCCCTATCAGCAGGGTTGCAGGGGTCGGATTGTTCAGGAGGTCGAGAAGCTCTGCGAGCAGTCTGACAACGGAGCGGATTTCTTGGCGCGGGTCTTCAAGGAGAAGATACTGGCCAAGCCAAAACAAAGCACGGAAAGGTAAACGAACATGAAATGGTTATTCGGATTCGGAGGTGGCTATGGCCAATACTTCCTCATGGCCCCGGCTGGCGGTGAAGGCGGCGCAGGCGGTGGCGGCGGTGGTGCTGGAGGCGGCACTGGCGGCGGCTCTGGTGCTGGCGGTGCTGGCGAAGGAGGCGGAGCGGGAGGCCAAGGCGGTGGTGGCTCTGGCGGTGGAGCAGGCGGAACAGGCGATGACCTGTTCTCTGGACAGGGCGGCGGCGGAGGCCAAGGAACTGGCACTGAAGGCGGTGCGCTCGGTGGTGCAGGAGGTGCAGGAGGTGCCGGAGAAGGCGGAGCCGGAGGTGCCGGAACGGGTGCCGGAGAAGAGAACGCGATAGACTGGGAGAAGATTACCGACGACGAATACTTCGGCAAGGTTCAGGTTCCCACGGTCGAAGGCGTCAACATGAACATGGATTACGTCAAGAAGACGTATGGCGAGTTCATCCGCAAGCACCACATCTCGCCGGATGCCGTCGCGGAGTTCCTCCAGCTGGAGGGCGGCACCTTCAAGAAGGTGTACGACGAGACGATGGCGAAGCAGAAGGCCGAGACCGAGGAAATCAGCAAGAACTTCAAGGCGCAGGGAGAAGCCCTGAAGAAGGCGTACAACCCACAGCAGATTGACACCGCCGTGAAGGCCCTCGCCACGTTCTCTGACGACAAGGACTTCATGCAGGTCGCGACGACGAACCTGTCGAACAACTCCACGCTCGTCAAGCTCCTCCTGAACTGGGCGGAACACAATTCCGTGGACGACACGGCTGGCGCAGGAACGGGTGCCGGAGCGGGCGGCGCGCTCGCCGGATTCGCCGAGCGGTGGACTGGGAAGAAAATATGAAAAACTTTTGGAAAGGGTATTGCATCGTGAGACCGTCTCGTGATATAATACACACCAAAGCACGGAAAAGCGGAAATCGTCACCAGACCGCTTGTTCTTCTGGCGACAACAATGAAGGAAAGGTAAACCTATGGTAATCGACCAAGGTGCTTTTACGCTGCGGGATGTTGCCGCCCGAATGGACAAGTCGGGCGAGAAGTTCAACAGCGACATGGTGAACCTCGTCTATGAGACGAATCCGCTCTTGCAGGATTTGCCCGTAGTGGAGGCGAACGACGGCTCCTCGAACATCACGACCTATCGTGTTGCTCTGCCGGAGGCGAAGTTCACGGGCTACCGCGAAGGCGTCAAGCCCAGCAAGGGAGGCGTCACGAGCGTCCGCAACACGGCGGCTCACATGGACGCCATCATCGAGATGTCCCAGCGCGAGTGGGACGAGGCCCCCGACAAGAACGCGTTCCTCGCTGACGCGGCCCTCGACCAGATTGAGGCGATGAACCAGAAGCAGTCCCGCGAGATGCTCTACGGCTCCTTGAGCAAGAACGTCCGTGGCTACAACGGCTTCTTCGCCCATCAGGAGAAGTGCGGCTTCACCATCGGCGGGACTGTCATCGAGACGGACGACAAGAAGCCAAGCTTCTACGTCTTCAACGCTGGCGGCAACTTCACGCTCGGCACGCTTGACGCGCAGGGCCACGCCACGTCAATCACCCCGCAGGACGTGGCTTCGATGAGCGCGACCAACCTCCGCTCCATCGGTCTTGTCGGCGTCGGCACCCGTACCGTTCGCGGCTTCTACCCGCGCGGCACGACCGCTGGCATCAAGAAGGGCCAGTGGAAGGAGCATGAGACGCTCCTCGACGAGAACGGCGGCAAGTACGAGGGTTGCTCGCAGTTCCTCTCTTGGGACTTCGGCCTCGACATCCGCGACTGGCGTTATGTCGGCTGGATTCGCAACCTTGACGTGACCGCTCTGGAGAAGCGCGGTGCGGAGCATTACATCAAGGAGATGCTCCGTCGTCTCGTCACCCGCGTCGGCGGCGGCAAGCAGGACGGCGCGAAGTGGCAGTGGGTCATGCCTCTCATGGTGTTCGAGGGTCTCCAGACCGTCTTCGAGCGCATGACGATGAGCAACGCCATCCAGTACACGCAGATTCAGGATGTCCTCCAGCCTGTCCTCTGGGGCAAGCGCGTGGTCATCATGGACTGCATGAACCGCGCTGAAGAGGCTCTGCCCGTTCAGACGGCCTAACTCGTTCCCTCCAAGGGGCGGGGCTGACGCTCCGCTCCAAGGAGGGGCAAAGTCAAGAAAGGATAGAAAATGAAAATCCACAAAGACCTTCTTACCCACGACAACGTGGCACCTACCACGACTGGCAAGGTCATCGACCTCGGCTTCAATGGCGATTTCGACCACAAGAAGTCCGACTGGAACATGCTCTTCGTCCAGTTTGCTGGCAAGGCAACTGGCACTGCGCTGACCGTCAAGGCGTACTCCGTGCAGGAGACCATCTCCGGCATCGTCG